CTCAGTGCTAGACAGGTCGAGCCGAGGCTTATGCGCCAGCATTACTCCCAGCCATTTGCGGCCCAGTTGTGTATTGAGGAACTCGTTAAGGCCTGCGGCATCGCTCGGGGTCCACTCGCCATTCACATTGAACCTCCCGAGGCGAAGCCGTTCTGACCATTGCCGCCCAGGCCGGGGAGACTACCATTGCCACCCATTGGGATCCCCATTGGGCCGACCTGCCCAGGGGCTTGGCCGCCTCCAGGCCCAGCCAATGCGCCCAGGCCCAAGCCTTGTTGGCCTGCTTGCTGCATCTGGGCCGCCTGCATCTCGGCCATGGTCACGTTCTCGTTTAACTTGCCGTACATTTTTTCCAAATCTTTCATCTGTAAAATCTGAGGCCGGAGCTGGCGCTTGTTCGCGCCCTGCTGCATCATCGCCTGGAGATGGGCTTCCCCGTGGGTAACGCCCAGCTTACAAGCGTTTAACAGATCCTTTGGTACCTGGGTGGGAGGCATTTGAGAAGCAATTCGTATGTGATCCGCCACCGCAGGCACGATAGTTTGGAAGTGGGTCATGTGTGGGTCGCGTGCGCTGACTTGTACTCCGATTCCACTGCCTAACATAGTCGCCCACTCCATTTGTTGGGCGCGTTGGGCCTCGATATCACTGGTCTGGCTCGGCTGCGGGATGAAGATCTCTTTGGTAGTTTTGAAGCCGACCATGCGGTTCCCGCACATCTCGTCGAGCTTAGACTGATCGTAGTTCTGGTTCCCCTTAGCCAGCTGATAAAACTGGAGGAACATCATGTCATCATCTCTACCTGTGTGCTCCGAGAATTCGGTCGCAGGTTTATTCGCTAAGATAATGATCTCTTGAATGCTTAACCCATCGTCCATCAGGTCCAGAATAACTTGGACAGCATCGGCATCGGCCTGCCCCAGGTCCGGCGCTGGCGTAAACTGGGCCTTGGTATCGGAGTCTACCTCCATCATGGCATCGTACAGATCCGAATTGATCATGCTTAGGCCCAGGTCGGAGGCCTTCAGCCGTGCCTTACGCTGGCGCATGGCGGCCCGAAGGTTAGTCTTACTATAGATACGCCTCTGAATAGAGGAGATGCCCCTGGTGAACTGGCACCACCAGCGAGCCATCATCCCTTCCTTCACTTCTTCCTCTTTGACAGCATCGATTGATGACTTGGTGGCAGTCTGGACCTGCTGACCATTGTTGTTTATCGGCGCTGGGGTCGGCAGGAAAGCCCCGGCGATCAGCTCGGCTGTCGAGGTCTGGCGCTGGTCGAGGGCCAGCCATGCCTGGAAATCCACCCTGAACTGTGGCTGGTGCAGGAGTGAAAAGCCTTCGGGTACCATAAGGAACGGTGAACGTACATGTGGCTGAAGCCGTCCGATCATAGCCTCCTCGGCTTGGCCCACCAACATCCCCGACATCCACATGGCATCGATGAACGCCATCCGGGTCTTCTCTATTGAGAGACATATGTTGTAGAGCAGCCGCCCGATTCCCTTGGAGCCGAACAATCTATTGTTGCCAGCTTGAAAGCTGAAGAGGGTGATCACATCGTCCATGCTCTCAGCACAGGCCTCAAAGTACCCCAGTTCATATGGATCCTGTTCGGGTGGCCGTGGCTCGTCGCCCTCGGGCTCGGGCCTGGGCGGTGCATCCCGGCCCTTGGTAGGCCGATTAGATCGCTTGGCTCCGTTCCGATTGACCCACCAATGATCCACGGTTCCGTCGTAACATTTGCAGAAGACATGGGCCGTCTCGATCATTTTAGAACTTCTATGAAAGGAGTAATATAAATTGCCCTCTCGAACCATATCCGAAAGCTGACGCGGATTGTATACAAAGCTATCATACGGAGGCGCGGCCTGTTCGATAGCGTTCATCAGGTTGGCCACGTTATACCCGGCCTCGGCGGCGGCGTCCTCGTCCTGGATGATGTCTACGGCCTCATGGATATAGTAGTTCGCCTTCACAACAAAGACCGCTACCTTAGTCGCCAGCTGGGGGGTCTGTTCGTCGAAGAGCACATCCTCCTGGCGGAACGTGACGGGTCTCCACTCGTACTCGTCCATTTGCACGGTGGCGGTATAGCCATAGAGCACGTTCTCGCAGGCCACCTGTTCAACGTGATCGATCCAGCCGACCCAGGAGCGGAGCAGCTCGGTGGTCCTGGTCCTGAACTTGTCGGTCTTATTGGTGGCGTCAGTGTAGGCGTCCGGCAGCTCGGCGGCAGTCAGAAATTTCATGGAGTGGACAGCGTCCACTAGCCGAGGAACTACCCGGTCTACAAATGTGGCCAGGACCAAGGTCGAGAAGTTCGCACGCCAACCTTCCCCGGCGTTGTCGAGCTTCTTTTGGTCGAACGGAGAAGCGCCATTGTAAGAATCGGCAATGAGCTTATTGCGGTTAGCTCTGGCTTGGTTGTCCCTTTGCAGGCGCTGGAAAATTTCGAAGGCTTGGTAGGCCGAGGAGATCGGCTTGTTTGCTACCTCCGTGGTGTCGCCTTTGAACTTGGGGCTATTCATGCGCCCAAGTTGTTCGCCTCCGAAAGAGGCAGTAATGTTATCGCTAGCCATGTGGATTGTGCCAGCAAACTGGCGGGGGGTTACCTTGGGGAGCGGCGTGGGTGTCGGTCAGCCAGACTGCTACCTCGTTGGTGTGACCGTAGACCCGACACACAAACAGGTTGCGGTCGTAGGGAGTAGCCAAGCTCCCCTTGGCGTTCTGGATCCGTACGCTGATCGCATCATTGCACGGGGCGCACGGCGTGGCCCACCGCACGTTCTGCGGGCAGCTGGCACAGATGTGGGCTCGCTGTGCGGCCAGGGCTGGATCTACTTTCTCCAGCCGCATATGGCCGACACGTGAGAGCCAGTCTCCGGCCCGGTCAATGGGAGTGTGATAAGTGCGAGCCATACCGATCCCTGCTGTGATGGTCGGGGAGGTAGGAGCATCCGCACAGTTCTGGCGGAAATGTTCACAGAGATACCGCTTCAGGTCGGTGCGGCACATCTCCATGGTGGCCTGGGCCATGCCGCCGCAAAGCTCGGGGTGCCTGCGGCGAAAGTCCAGCATGCTGGAGAGGAGCTGCTCGAAAGAGAAGCCGGTGATCTTGACGTTCTGCCCGCTTGATAGTTGTTGGGGATAGTGCCAGCCCTGAGGAGGCACTACCGAAGTAATGATCCCGTACTCGACAGCCATTTAAAAAGCATGCTTTTTTAGAATGCGTTCTGGCCTGGAGCCGGGGTTCCTGGTGCCTTGGGGCCGCCCTTAATGGTAGTCTTACTGAACGGAGCCGGGAAGCTCGGCAAACCGTCGTCGGATCGTTTCTTAAACTCGGGGTACTCGGGGTTGGGAGCCAGCCCAGGAGGCTGCTCCTGGAAGTCGGCCAGCCCTTTCCTCGGCTCCCGCTCGGCGCATTTAGTCATCTTGACGTGGTCAAGGAAGCCTGCCCGCTGCCCTTCGTCATTGGAGACCGTGTCTCCGGTGTACATTTCTTTCGAGAACGGTGGGATACTCTTCATGGAAAAAGGAGAGGAGAACGCTAGCGCTAGCTATACTCCTTCTTGACATTCCCCAAAACCTAAAAGATTAGCTCGTGGTCAGAGCCAGCTGTTCTTTGCCAGATCCTGAATTCCATTAGTCATAGCAAGTTCCTTAGCTTCTCCACCTATTTGGGCTCTGACTACTCCCAGTCATGGATGTACTCGGTCTGCTCCCGGATCCCAAGGTTACTCTTAGGCCGCTGGGCCAGCACTGAGCGGGTCGCTCCCAGCATGGTCGCTTTCTCTGGACCGTTGAGGGCAGCGCCATGGCACATCATCACCAGGGCATCTCCGATGTCCGGCGACCACCCCAGCCTGCGTTTAAATTCTTTCTTGGGCTCTAATCTGATGCGCGGCTTGCCGCTTGGCCCCTTGGTGGCATCCTGGTAACGGCGGCCCGACAGCTCCTTGAACAGCTGCGGGGTCTGCACCTGGGGGTGAATGCATAGGAAGCCAAACTCAAGGAACTTGCGCACCCTCATGTACATCTCGGTGGTGATCCCGTCGTACACTTCCACGCTGAAATCGTGATCGTCCGAGAGGATCTTGAGAGCGCTGGCCTCGGCACCCCACATGACACCTCGCACCTCGGGACTCCACTGTTCCTGGAGAGCATCACAGGGGCCGGTGCCGATCCCGGTTCTATCCACTGTCGTCCAGGCGGGGTGAATATTCAGGCCCCGGAGCCGGGTCTCGATGCTGGAAGCCAGGGCGATAGTCTTCTCCTTGGGCAACTCATACCATTGGTTCGCCTGAATGCAGTACCGTGGCTTCTTCCAAAGGCTGGGCGTGCCGCGTAAGGGAGTGAATCCGATGGCCCGACCGTACACGCCGACAAAGACAATGATCCTGTCGCCGCCCTCGGCAGCGAGGTCGATTCCGGCGATCCCGATGGTGCGCTGGTCGAAAATATACTGGCCGATCACCGCCTCCAGGAGCGAGTAAGGGATGATGGTATTCTGTAAGGCAGCCAACGGGTACATCGCCCTGCCAAAGGTGAGGTACTTCGGGCTCTGGCCGCCTAGCTCGAGGGCGTATTTCTGGAAGCCATCGAAGGTCAGGAAGCCAGGGAAGACCAGCTTGCGTTCGGCCACATTCTCGGTGGTGGCACCGTCCAGGCGTAAAACCTGCCAGCGCTCGGCGCTGACCCACTCGGTGTCGGTGTCCATGTTGAGCGTAGTCCACCCAGTCACCGGCTCGGCCAGCTGGGCCAGTTTACTGGTCACGTCCCTGGGGTTCGTGGCACAGCATACCTTGACCGTCTCCGGCCCCCAGCCGCTCGCCAAGAGGTTGGCGACACCCTCCCAGACACCTGAGGGTATCTCCTCGGCCTCGTCGAGTAGCGCCCTGACGCGGGACATGCTGCCGAAAGTCGGGTGAGGCCGTGTACGAGGAACTGGATGATAGCCCTGAAGTACTCCGCGCCCGTCCTCGCCCTGTGGCACTGCAATAAGTGATATCGAGCCGTGCCGATCCTTAGGATCAAGACCAACGAATCCGTCCATCGTGAACCCTGGCAGGGGAACCAAGGCCGCCTTGTAGAGGCGTTGTAACGTAGAGAAGCTCTGGCTCTTCGCATGGCCTGAGGTAGTCGAGATGACTTTGATCTCAGTGTACTGAGGATCCCGGAGCCAGTCCATCAGGAGGTAGCAGATCATGGTATAGGTCTTCCCAACCGCCGCAGCGCCCAGGCAGATCAGGTTCTGTGACTGGCGAATGAACTTGAGCAGCTGCTGCACGGCTCGCGGCCCAGGATTAAAGAGGGCCTCGCCCCACAGGAGCGCCCCGGCCAGGGCATAGCGCTCGGTGTCCAGGAGCCGCCGGATCAACGCCCAGAGATAGGCCTTCGCCTGGGTCGGATCCTTAACGGATGGGTCAATCGCGGAGACGGCTTTTACTAGCTCCTCGTCTGAGCCGTCGCCGCAGTTTCGTCGCAACTCCAGGAGATCCATTCACTATTCGTACTACCTCCTGGGCCATAGCCAAGTCTTCAAACATGGCAATGATAATGCCCCGGCTATCTTCTACTAGGTAGCAGGCTCGCGGGCTGCCGAATCCTGTCAGTGCGGCCTGCTCGAACTCGATGGCCTCCCAAGGGAGCCGCAGGTCTGGAGTTTTATCCATAAGTGCTTGTTCCAGGGGGGCTAAGGTTCCTTCATCCATTGCGCCCTAATTACTTCTAGGGCGGCATCGAAGTCCACTTCATTCGTGATCGGCTTACCTCGGAATCGTCCGGTCATCAGCTCCCCCCAGGCGCGAGCCGTCATCTTGCTTACGTTCTTCCTGGAGCACCACGCCTGGACTCGTTCATAGCTGGGGTAGGATTCGTCTGGTTGTCCGGGCCGGATCCCTTTCTGTGAGGGCAGCCAGCCATTGCGGAACCAATTGCGAAGGGCAGCCTTCCAGCTCCTGATCCGATGTTTGCCGGTCACAAAGCCGTTGGCTAGCCAAGCATCATAGAGATACTCGGCATCGCTCGCGGGCAAGCCCAGGCGTTTCATCTCGGTTGTCAGGACTTCCAGGCAAGGCATGCCCCTGGGACGTGACTTATAAGAGTCTTCTACAGCTTTCTGAACTTCGCTGAAAAACTGCTGGCCAGCATTAATCGGTTTTTTCTTGGGCGGCATAGGGGGCACCTCTGTAATTTTGCGCGGGGGGCTAACATCTGCAACCTAGCGTTTCATAGGACTTTTTCAAATCTATGCGCAACGTTGTGCCGAGACGAACTGAGCAACTTTTTTTAAAAACCGAAAAAAATCCTGCGGGGCCTCCGGCAGGAGGGGGAAAAGAGGAGAGGGGATCCATAAGGGGAGAGGAGGAAGCCGCACCTGTCAAGTGGATGTGTGGTTTTGTGCGTAATGTCGGAATTGTACGGGTCTGGCCGGTACATTTTTAGTTCCGTAACGGAAAATGCGCAACGTTTTCGATTTTTGGAAAACGCTCTATAAGGCGATTCTAGCGCTCGGACCATGCATCTGCCGGTATAGTAAAATGTCTCTACGAGCCTCCTGGGGCCGGGAAGCGACTTTTTACGTAATATCCGATAATATCTCATTTGGTCCTATGAAACGTTGCGCATTGTCCTAAATCTATCCTACTAAACGTTGCGCATACAGGAATCGGACAGGAAAGGCGGAATTGGCTGTTTACATGTCTTTTTGGCCTGATGACGGTCATCAAGCTGGCCTTGAGCTGCCTGCTGTTGAGCCGCCATCGCAGCCTGTTGCTGCAATCAACGGCCAAGGCCTCTACTGGGTCAGGACCTTGACCGATAAGAAAGAAACAGAGTACACTCCAGTCGCTCACATGAAAAGCGAACGCTGTGCGCTGTGCAACGGGCGACCCAACACTTAGCCAAGGAGCTAGACCAACCCAACGTCAAAGCAGCAGAATGAAAGAGCAACATGTCTCCCTCGAAGATGCTCGCGTGGGCATGGTAGTCCCGCGACGGGATCCCGAGGGCAAGCTGGGCTGGTGGATGATCACCGAGATAATCCGATGGGAGGATGACAGTGGAGGAGAAATCAAGTGGCGTAAAACTGAAAAGCCTCATGAGCGACAACTGTCAATCAGGGCAAAGATCGCTAAAACGGCGGCGGATTGACTCGGCCCGGACGTGGACCGGATAGCCTTTTGTGTCGATTAATCCGGCGGCAATTCCGGCCATCGCTTCTTCCCTTAGTTCGATTGAAACGACAGTCCCGCCGTTGCGGCCCAGGATCCGATCAACCAGGAATTTGGCAAGGAATACGTCCAGGTCCGGGATCGACTCGGCGGCGTCCTTGCTGGTGTCCGGGTCATCGTCGCGGGCCGCTGCCTTGTTCTGGAGGGTGCCGTCCCAACTCAAATTGCGCCTGAATTCGAGACAGCGCCGTCGTCGTTTGCGAGTCGGAATCAGATAGGAATAGACCGGCTCCCAGTCGTCAAAAGGTGAGTTTATCGGCTTCGTTGACAATTTTGATGGCCTCAGCACACGAGTAAGCGATGTGCCATTCGCAGCATTGAACTTCGCATTTTCGCCGGAACTCTTCCTGCTCTGGACTCAGTTCCTGGCTGTAGTCTTTTTTGAATTCGATCCACATACTGTGCCGGTTAATTCCGACCCAGAAGTCCGGGGTGCCGGGGCTGGCCTTGGAGCGGGTATGGGTGGCGTGCCAGCAGAAGGGGATATCCCGGCCATTAGAGTTCTGGAGTAAGAGCCAGTTGGCAAAGTCGGCCTGCTGTTTGCGCTCCGGGATATCCTGCTTGGGCTCCGGGTGGATCTGGAGCTTGGGATCCTTGGCGGTCGATTCATCGTAATTCCTGGGCATGGGTTTACCCTGGAACTTGCATTCTCGCTCGACCCACTCTCGGTCTTTATCATTCATCAGATTCAGGAGGTGGGGGCTCAATTCTACGCGGATTCCCATAGCCTTTCCTTGGTTTCTTGATTCCGGTCAGCTTAGGCACGCCCAGGTCCAGCTCCAGCATTTTGGCGGTCGCCAGACAGATGTTTTTGAATGTCTTGTCCAGGTCGGAATCGGTCGGCTCGTCCTCCGGCTTGGGCAGCTGAAGGGTGAATGAAAGCTCATCCTTGGGCCGGGTGAGACCTGGGAGGCCGGAGAGGGACAGCTCCTCCTGGGCGTTGCCGGAATAGACCTTGAACTTCCAGGTGAGAGGGAAAAACTCAGCATCCACATGACGGCCCAGCCGCGTGGCGCACCAGTGGTGCAAGCCTCCGCTCCAGGTCGAGTAGATCCGGTACAAGCGTTCGGCTTCAGGCTCCATCGGTGATGCGAAGGAAAGCGAGGGTTGAGGAGAAAGCCCAGAGCGGGGCGCTGAAGTGCCAGTTGCCTGGGAGGAAAAAGAAAGCCATGAAACCCACTAGCCAGCCCAGGAGGAGAGCTAGGATGATTTTAGGAATCATCCCCGGCCCTCCATGATCTCCTTTTTCATGGCCTCCATGTGATCTTTAAGTTGCATGGCCTTATCCAGGGCCTCGATCATCCAGGAGCCGTCCTGTTGGCCCCAGGGCTTCGATTCGCCGGTCAGGCTGACGCAGTAGCCACGCCGGTCCCGGCCTATCTTCCAGGAGTAGAAGAGATGCTCGTCGCCATCGCTAGCGAGGCAGACAACGCATTCCTGGCGCTGGGGATCATTCTCTGGCCGGTCGGCTCGCGCTTTCTCGCCCACCTTGTAGGCGCTTGTCCAGCACTCGCTTAGGAGCGAGTAAGCCTGCACCTTGTCATCGCTACGGATGATATGGAGGCCCACTTCCCGGACGGCGTCCTGTTTGTCTTGGTTGTCTTTCCAAGGGCAGCCGATGACATCGCAGCTGCCGCCCTCCTTAGACAGGAGGAACATGGGAAGCAGTTCCTCCTTACTTGTGATGAGTTTCTTAGACGCCATTTCGTAGGCGATCTCGATTAGTTTTTCTAGTTCCATAGTCTTTTAGTACCTCCCCGCCTGTATCGCCGTGAGTGTCCAGAGATCCGCCGCTTCAGCAGCAGCAGCAGCAGCGAGAGCCCGAATTTCAGGCAGTTTCCGGTAACGCCGCCGATTGACCGCAGCAATGAGAGCGCGAGCGTGCCCTTCGCCTTGGACTGAGTCCGGGTCGATCCCCCTCTGTTCAAGGAGGAGGCGCGAGAACTTCGTTGCCGGTTGGCGTTCCCAGGCGTAGACAGGCTGGTAATTGAGGAGGTCCCGATCATGGGTTCCCGCTGCGAAGAGTTCGGCAGTAATCCGGCCTTCGCGAAACCGGGCCGTCGCTTCTAGGCGGCGGCGGATGCTCTCCTCTCTTTCAAGCTGGATTTGGCGTTGTACGTAGCGGAGGGAGTAGCTGCCGGTCGCGCGTGAGCGCATGGCTTCGGCTTCCTCTTCGGTTTGAGCGATCAGGCTGGCCGGAGTCACCAAGCTGTGATCCTCCGAGAGCCACAAAGGGTCTAAGATATAGGCCTGCGGCTTCGCGGAATTGCGGATGGCTTCCAGGCGTTTGGCGATATCAGGAATGCCATCGATCACCCCAGGCAGTGTCCTGGTGCTCCGGCCAACAATTTGTTGGTAAAGAACCCGGCTCCGGGTGGGCCGCAAGTTCAGGGTGCAGTCGCAGCATGGGATGTCCACGCCGGTGGAGAGCAGCGCGGCGTTCGATAGCAACTGGATCTTGCCCTGTCTGAACAGCTCCAGCTTCTCGTCCCGCTGCTCGTCCTCGCCGTCAATATGAACAGCGGCTAATCCCTCGGCTTGGCAGGCGGCGACAAATTTCTGACTGCTGGCAACGAGAGGGAGGAAAGCCAGAATTTTCTTCTGGCTATGCTTGGCCTTGATCTCGCGGGCGATCTCCCGGAAGTAAGGTTGAATAGCGTCTGCGGCATCGTTTGGATCATAGTCTACCCCCTCCGTGGTGCGTCGGATGCGAACCTCGGCCAGGGAGATAGCCGTGGTCAAGCGATCTACGTGATCCGGGTTCACCAAGTAGCCGGTGTCGACCAAATCAAATATGCCTTTGCGGTAGGCCTCGGTCTCAAACAGCTCGGTAAGCGATTTGTTATCCGACCGGAATGGCGTGGCCGTGATGCCGCACCGCTTGGCGGTTGCGAAGTGGCTGAAGATGCGTTTCCAGCTCTCGGCTAGCGAGAGGTGACACTCGTCAGCGAAGATATAGGAAAAGTGATCCTTCGGGAAGCGCTCCAGGCGTGCTTTCCGGGTGAGGGTTTGGACAGAGCCGATGACGACTCGTGCGTCCAGAGGCGCATAGGAGTCGGCCTTTTCCAGGGCCGGAACGTAGCCCAGTTGATCTGTGAAGACAGCCAGCGGCTGCACACAGAGTTCATTGCGGTTCGCGAGAAATAAGACGCGACCCTGAACGCGGGCCGCAGTACCGGCAGCGATGAGGGTCTTCCCGCCCCCGGTCGCTAGCGCTACAATGTTATTCTGGCCCTTATTCCAGGCAGTGAGGATGGCATTACTGGCTTCCTCCTGGTAATCGCGGAATCTTTTCTTGGTTGTGGCTTGCATACTATTGGCTGGTCAGAGGGCCGTGAGTCGTGGATCGGTATTTTAAGCTCCGTCCCCTTAGTGTTGGCCCTCCTTCCAGTAGAGTAATTTCGTCTATTGGCAGACATTATGCAAGCGAATTGTTTGAGCAGAGAATCAATCGTCCTCTTTCTTTTTCCAGCGTGTGCGGGCGGCAGCGGCGGCATTTCTCCGGCGCTTGGCTTTGCCCTTCGCCGCCTTGCCCATTAGGGACGCGCCCTCCTTTTTCACCCACTCATCAGCCAGGATCTTATTGCAATGAGGACATTTCGCCATCCAGGTCTACCTCCACGCCAAGGTTGGGTTTAACTGACTCGGCCAGAGCGTCGAGGCTAATGCGGTAGCCCCGGCGCTCATGCGCCCCATTGCCGACCTCTAGGCCGGTAGACTTCCAAAACCGCAGGACTGCATAGTTAGGTACCCGGACGATGACCTGGGTGGGCCGCCAGCCGATAATCTCGCCAGTCATATGATCCTCTGCTGGCGGGACAGGCAGCTGGTCGTACCAGATCACCTCGACCTGGAGCGCTTGGCCGATCTGCATTTTCTGCTTCATGCGCAACGTTTCAGATCTTCCGTTACGGAGGGATTTTTGCTGATTTGCAAGGACTTACGCATCGGATTCAGCCATATCGACGGAGACGGTTGCTGTTTCCATGTCAACCTCGAAGTGGCCGCCGTTGGCGATGGCCAGGATGAAGAGCTTCGAGAGCTTGGTGTTCTCGGTTACGGTCTGGGTTTCGAACCCGATAGCTTTGGAGACGCTCCATCCTCGCTCGGCAACGTAGTGAGTCAGAAGGTTTGGGTCCTCCTGGTTGGCCCACAGGATCAGTTCCCGTTCCGAGATCTGGATCCGGTGACCTTCGATGGCCTCTGCCACCACCTCACCGCAGGTGCGCCGGATCCGTTCCAGGGCCTCCTCGCCGTCCTCGCTCAAGCTGATCCGGGGAACCTCTATACGCCCCGTAGAGCCGTTCTGTTCAGAGTCAGGTGCAAGTGATCCCAGATCGAGATCGGGCTCCTCCAATGACTTCCTGGGCGCGGGCTGGGGGCTTGGAGCCAGCTTGACTACCTTGGCGTTATCCACCGCCGTTCGCACGTTGGCCGCCGTGACCGTTTCTTCCCTGACCTCGGCGGCTTTCTTCACTAGCTCCCAGGTTTCGAGCTGTCTGTCCGGCTCCAGGCGGGCCAGCTCGGCCAGCTGGGTCTCGTTGGCCGGTAGCTCGATGCCCTTACTTTTGAACAGTTCTGCTGACTGGGAGATTCCAATAAAGCGCGTTGTTGCCTGGGCATTGAGGCCGTGACAATCCTGGGCGTACTCATTGATAGAGCGGCAGCCGCGCTCCAGGTACAGCTCCAGATCATTGATTTTACGTAACTGCTGGCCAATCCCGACCGTGGCTTCGAGGCCACGGCGGAAGTAGTTCCCGATCTTTTTCTCGCACTCCTCCAGGACGAGGAGGCGACTATTGTCTTTGGCTAAAATTTCTTTCATTGATGGATGTCCATCTTATGGAAGGCAATGGCGGATTCCAGGGCTGCCACGTCAGCTTTTTGGTAATCGTTGGCCTCTTCCCATTTCTCCCGGATTATCGGAATCCACTGCTGTTCCAGTACCTGTAGCTCCGGCAGACTCAGTTCTCCGATCTTGCGCTTGTGGAACTTGGCGTGTCTCAAGCCTAATATCGTGTGTTCCTTCCAGGGAGTAGCTTGACCGTCACTGGCTGGCGCTGTCTCGAAATCAGCGCTTGGGCCGTAGCTTTCCGGTGGCGTTGTGGGCGGTGCTTCTGGCTCCTCCGGCAGCGGGGGTGGGACAACCGTGGGCTTAGGCTCCGGCGGTGCTTCCACGGGGGCCTGGGCCTTCTTGGGCTTGACCTTCACCTCTTCCTGGGCGGCTTTACTGGCTTCCTCGATACCTTTCCTGACAGCGGCCTCGGCGGCGTCCAGGTCGGCCTCGGAATCGGTCAGGTGTGACTCTAGCTCCTCTCGGATGTAGACGTTGCTCAAGGGATCCGGGAACGCGCCACGAAGCGCAGCGGCCTTGGCGCATTTCGATAACATGTAATCATCCATCTTGTCCCAAAATTCACTAACTACCCAAGTCTTGGTGTCGTAGTCGTAGACGGTCCCGACAAAGGCTTTCCACCTAGCAATGGCCACTTCGGGATGTTTACGTTGCTTGTGATATACGGTGCATTTGGCGGCTTCCGGCGGATCTTGGGCCAGCCATTCGTCCCGCCATGCTCCGTCCGGCCCAGCCCATTTGATCTCGCATCCATCGTAGTTGCCGGTGCGCTCGGCCACTGCGGTCAGGCCCATGATGCCGGTCACTGGCACAAGTGTAGGTACCTTCTTGGTCTCACCCTTGGAATCTGTGACCTTGGTGTAGCGTTTAGTGGCGTGGATCTGCTTGCTGAATGGGTCGAGCTTGGTGCGCTCGCAGATCCTGATAAACGTCATTTGCTCGTCCTCGGGGAACTTGGAAAGGACGGTGCGCTTTAAAAGCGCGATCTCTTCCTCGGAGAGGAATGGCAGCGATGTCGCTGGATAGTACTGGGGCTGGGTATAGGTCTGAGGCATGGCTGAACTCATAGGGCTTTAACGCTAACGTTGATTTTTCTTGTTACTTTGATACCGGGAAGGGTTGGCTCGCTGCTGGGGTCGATCTCTAGTTGCTTCCGGCAGCTGTCCTGGCAGGCCCGGTGATCGATCTCCCAACGGATCAGGTGCAGGCAACCGGCCTGGATCGTTTCTTTGATGTTGGTCAATTCGAATTCGTAATTGTGATCAACGCGGCCTCCTGGAACTAGACCGCGCTTATTCGATTCAAGGCTGTTACTGGCCTCGACGGCCAGCTCTTTGGCCAGCTGTTCCTGGGCCGCCAGGAGTAATTGAGTCTGGGCCTCGGCGTGAGCCTTCTGTCTGGCCACCTCATCTAGGGCAGCCCTGGCCTCGTTCTCGGCCCTCACCTGGGCCTCACGGGCCTCGCGGATTTTGCGGTCATGCTCCTGCTGGATCCTGCGGATCTCTTCCCGCCGCTGGCGCTCCTCTTCTTTGCGCTTGGCTTCCAGGATCGCCACGTAGCCGTTCAGGATCGTCTGCACCCGGCGGTGCTCGTTCATTACCGGCTCCCAGATCTCCTGGGCCTTGTCCCGAATCATATCGATCACTTTGTCGAAGGGGCTTTTGACGGTCTTTTTGCCTCGGTCGATCTCGTCCAGCATGCCTTTGAGCTGGCCCAGGGCGTGCGTGGCGAGCTTATAGGTTGGCTCGTCTTTAACCTCGATGATGTCAGCGGTGGCCGTCAGTAGCTCGCGGGCGCGTTTGCGGTCAGCCGGGTTGACCTGGATCTGGACACTTGAGACGACAAGGGGCTCGTCACCGTAATACGGTTGGATTTCCATAACACTTCCTGTGGTTGCGTTTTACTCGGTCGGAAGGCTCGCGCTTCGTAACGCCGCAAAGTGGCGCTGATACTCGGCCACGGCATCTTCCAGCTCTTCGGCAGCCGCGATTAATCCATCCCGCATCAAAGGGAAATACTCGTCCAGGTTAGCCCTGGTTCGATTTGCCGCCTTAAGCAAGAGGGTACACATCAGCTCCGAATCGCGAACGCGAAAATGCCGCCGGTCCAGGACCCGGTTAACCGCTGCTATAGCGCCTGGACTACAACGCGCCAGCTGGTCGGTTAAGGGGATAATGGCCGCTTTTAACCGGGCGACTTCGCCCAAGTAGTGCCGGTAGTAAATCGTTGCTTCGATGGGGGTAGTTTGCACGATTTTGATCCCTGGATCAATCCTTCAAGTAGTACTAAAGTACTACCTCTTCAGTGCTAAAGCACTACTGACTAAACGTTGCGCATGCAAGCGCTATTTTAGAAATCCTTGTTCTCGCGCCCAGCTACCGTGGCTATGAATTTTGGAATGGCAATCGGCGCAAACCGCCAGCCAATCCTCGGTAGAGTTCAGCCGGTCACCGATCCGGCCACACCGATGGTGCACCTGGGCCGCAGGCTTGGCTTTACAGATCTCGCAGGTTGGATGTGAGAAGATCCAATCCCGCTTCAGCCGTGCGTATTCCTTGAGCTGGACGGCGCGGCGGCTGGAAGCGTGGCGAAGGCCTTTCCTCCGCTTTAGACTAGAACGATGGGGGGAATGGGAAGCTTTTCGTCTAAGGGTGCCCATAGATGATGTACGTAAGGGTGATCGTTTACGTAATCCTCCTGGGCCGGGATGTACATGACAACCCACTCCTCGTCTGAGAAAAAGAGACTCTTGAGCCGGACCATTATCTGCCAGGACGGCAGCTGGTGCTTCTGGGCGTTGGTGGCGCTCAAGTGCTTCCAGCCCATGCCGTCTGCTATCTGGATCTGCCAAATCTGGCCATCGATAGGGATCAGGAAACAACCGTTCCATCCGGCTGTCTCATCGCTGGCCATCCGGCCCGTGCGAACGCGCCAGCGGTTAGCCCTGGAAAGCTTCTCCAGGCAGGTCATGCAGTGGCTTGCTCTTTGGCCTGCTTGCGTTTCAGCTGGTTCAAGGTCTTCAGGAAAGCTTTCTGCTCGGGGTGTTTCTTCTCCCAGGCCAGCTGGCGCAATCGTTCGCGCTCCTGGCGCTTGAGATCCCGGACCATCTTCTCGCGTTCAGGATTGGGCCGCCAGCCGTTAGACATCAGCTTTTTTACCCTTTGCCTGTAGAGGTAGGTTTCCCTATCCGGTAGCGGGTACTCGTCCAGGTGGGCCTGCAAGAACTCACCGAAGTGCTTGTGTTTGCCCCCGCACCCTGCCCGGAGGGCCTGGATCGTATCCTTTCGTAGAACGCAATTAATCTTGCCCCAAATCGCTTCGTCTTTTTTGGGCCGCCCAGCATTGGCTCGGGCTCCTCCTCTATTGTGTTGTTTAGTCTTCGATTCCATATTCGCGTGTAGAAATTCAATTGCACCACTGGGTCAGTGATGTCGCCTTCTTTCCATCTTAATTTGTAGCTTATCATAACAACGTGAAACCGGGCAGCGTGGGCTTGCCCGGTTCACTTCGTCAAGGTTGTAGTTAGTTGAGGAACTGCTCGGCCAAATCCCATAGTTCCCCATTCAACTCTAGATTTTGGCTGATGCCCTTGATGGGCCGCGCCGTCCGTTCAATCCAGCCACCTTCAGTGTGCCGGTAGATCGGAAAGCCACCTTTCAGCAAGTGTTCCTGGACTCGGTTGAAGACCGTCCAGAGGCTATTGCCGACATCCTGAGTGCGCTCGATCCGCAGGATATCATCCGGGGCGATCAGCGTCTCGGATTGTTGCGGCTGGCGCAATACGATGGCCCACTTAGCAAACTCCCGGACTTCGGCGTCTGTCAGGATCCGGCCTTTGAAGGCCTCGACATGCTGCCCGATTCTTTGGGTGTTAGCGCGGAACGCCTGGGCCGTCGCCACCACCTCTTCGATGGTGCGATGGGTGTGCGGGATCCGCACCGACTGCACCACGCCGTCACTGATCCGCATGCCGTTGGAGCAGATGAAGCGCCACAGGCCCGCATACATCCGGGCCGCACAGTTCGCGTCATGGCTATTGGTCAGCATGATCCGGGGGATCTCCTCCAACTTCGATTTCTTGGCCAGCACATCGCGGTGAGCGAAAGCCAGCTCGTGCCGCCGGTATTGAACGGGGATCTTGTTACTGCGGGACCGGGCCGTTATGGCCTCGATCACCGCCCAACCTTCGCCGCCCAGCGCATCAATGATGGCGCTAGTCGGGTAGAACTTATACTTGTCCGAGACCCGTTTGGCCGGGTGGGTGGCTAACGCTGCGGGCGCTAGCTCTCGGATTTCTCGTTTAGTCAGGGTTGATTGCATATTATTACTGTATCGGTTTCGACTTGAAAAGTCAATCAGGGATTCAAAGTGTGGAGTTCCACGGTTCCCCGCTCTTGCCCATGCCGGGTGGCACGATGCGGTCCATCTCTTGCATTAGCACTTCTAGATACTGGATCATCATTTCGCTGATGCTCTTCTCTACTTCCTTGCGCTGGGCGGTGGAGACGCCTTTGACGCGCATAGCCCGGACGAAAAAGATGTTCCGATGCATCAGTATGCCGACCACGTACAGGTTGCTGCTGTCACCGTGCTCTACATAGTAGCCCTCCCACATGTGCCAGCTTGCTTCGTTCTTGGTGAACTCATTTTTGGCCCGTTCATAGAACGGCTGTACGAGGACGCCAAGCCCTTCGTCCTCGTACATCGCGGTCACATCCTCATGCCTAGAAGCCACCTCCAGGTGCAGGTCCTTTGGTAATTTGTCTTCTATGTTGATGTACAACTGTGGAGTTCCACGGTTAGGGTTAGTTGTCTCCGAAGTGAAGCAGCGGATGCATCTCCTGGAGCGTCCGTTGGCGGGCCGCCTCGAAGTATTCCGCGATCACTAGTTCCGGCACTTCCGGCGGCGGTTCGGGCCAGTTGTTGCCCTCGGGTTTATCCTTCCAGGCGTTGTAGGCCTTCCGGTGCATGCCGCTCATCTGGCGGCTGGCCGCGATCACCTCGGTGACGCTGATGTTCATCAGCTGGGCGATCAGCTCCTGGAGGCTGTCCTCGTTAAACCACCTGAGGTGGCCGAAGCCATCTAGGCGCATCCGGTAGTTGCCCCGCTGTTCCTTCAATGTCCAGATGTCGATCTTATACTGCAACGGGTGGTCAAAGGCCCGACACTCAAAGCCTATGCCCTCCTCGTCGCCACGGCGCTCCCACTCAGCCACGATGTGGCCGGGGTGGCCCCAGTTGAATATGGGTTGGTTGGTTGGTTCTGGTTCTGTGCTCATATGGTTTTAAGCAGCATGTAATTGCAGCCTTTCTTTTTTATGTTGGTGATCCCGCCGCACTGGTCGCAGCCGCCTTCTTCCAGGAGGACATTTTCCTCCTCGACAGTTAGCCGCTGCCCACAGTGCTCGCAGGTAAATTTCTGGTGAAAGCTGTATCCTTCAGCTAGGCGCTTCCGCAGTGTGGCCTCGATCTCCTTGAGCGGATAATCCAGGGGCCGGTCGCGCCAGTTAAAGATGGGTGAGTTGGTTGGTTCATTCATAGCCTGCTGCCGCTCCTCGAAGCGGCAGGGTGGCTAGGACTTGATTTCAAGGGTTCTGATGCAGTACTCCAAGCCAGCGATGTAGCCTTGGGCGTACTGGCTGGAGTGCTTCTCAGTCTGCATTCGTTTCAGGTGCGCCAGCACGGTCTCCTCGTGGATCTTGCGGATCTGCTCACGGCCCTGGAGACGGCCCATCTCCCGGTAGTCCTCCAGGGTCTTCAGGTGGAGTTCTTGCTCGCTCATTGCAGTTCCTCCAGGTAGGCCAGGACTTGCTCGTAATCCTTGCCCGGGACGTTGATGGAATCCTCGTACTGGTTGCCGCCGTACAGGCAGAGCCCAGTTCCAGGCTTGTGCTCATGGCCGTAGAACCCAGGCTGGTTCAGCAGCGTGCCGATGTAGTAGCGGCTGACGAAGAAGCCGCGTGGGCCGTGAATATCATGATGCGAGTCCAGGTAGAACTCGACCATTAGATCGTCCTCATCATGGGTCAGGCAATCATTGAGGCCGTAGCGGTCGCCTTTGCGCACGATTCTGACGTTGTAGTTTCCGAATTTTTTCAGGGTGTTGTTCATGGTGAAACCAGTAAAGCAAAAATCCTTTGAATGTGCAAGCAGATTTTCAATCTAATAAAAGCTGCGGGAGGTTCTCGATAATCTCGCGGGCCTCGGCCAGCGCATGCGACGATTTGCCTACCGGCGCATGGACGGTTTTGACTTGGTAGTAGTAGCCGGTCTGGAGGATGACCAGATGCTGGTTATTCTTGCGCCTGCAAAGAATGGCATCCCATTCGTCGATGTGATAGAGCAGGTCCACATCTTCGAACTTGGTGGCTGGGTTACTGCCCCAGCGTTCGCGGAGCTGGGTCGCATGTTTTTTCTTGATCACGGTTACCCGGAGCAAGTCGATTTCGGTTGTTGGTTGTGTTGTCATAAAATGTGAAAGAGGTGAAGCCACAGCCAGAGCAAAAGGATGCCCTGGAGCAGCAGTAAAATTGCTTGGAGTTCCAAGAGGTGTTTCACTTGTCGGCCTCCTCGTCTTTGATGGGCTTGCCGATCCAGCGCTCGCCCTCGTAGGCGAGCCCCGTGATCAGTACGCTCCAGCGGTAGTCCACATCGATGATGTGGATGGTGTCGCTCATGTAGAACTCGGAGCGCCGGTAGCGCTCCGTGGATTGTGGCTTGGGTTGCTTGTTCATAAAATTAGTCCTCGAAGTACTGGCCGATGCCCAGGATCTGGCGGTAACCGCTGTGGTGGGCCTCGTTCTTGAAGATGAACGCATGCGCCCAGCAGCTGCCGATCTCGCCGCGAAGCTCAGCCACGCGACCGTCTGGCAAGAGATGGCCCCGGCGGCCTGTAGGATGGCCCCAGGAGTTCGACTGCGGCAGCGCCTCGATCTCGTTGTAGCGCTTGCTGTATTTCACGAAAGATTCGCACTCGGGCTCGCCGCCCACGGATTCGTTGTGGGCGTGCGCTTTGTCGTAGTAGTGGCCGTAGATGTCAGATTTATTGCTCATGGTGATTAAAGTTATACCGGATTTTGCAGAAAAGGTCAATGAAAACTTGCGCCTATTTTCAAGCCTCCGGCCCCAGGACTAGCTCCTGGAGCCACTTCTTGCTGACATGCATCGAGTAGCCGGTCTCCTTCTCCAGGGCCACGTACTTGGCGTACAGGTCCAGGTTGTGCTCATGGCCGTTCGCCAGATCGCACTTGGAGCCGAAGATGCAGAACACACAGCTCAAGCGCTCGTTCCCCAGGTCATACGCATGGTGGCGCTTGACCGCCTGGGTGGCGATCAGGTTCCACACTTCCTCGACCAACATCTGATGGATGGGGAGCCAGTCGAAGCACTGGCGGCTCTTGCAAGTGTCGCGGCCAACCTGGAAGAGTGGCTTCTTGGCGCGGGATGTGGACTCCTGGCCGCGTAGGCCCAGGCAGTTCACCACGGTCGTAAACCCATGCTCCTTGGCGTAGCCCCGGACCACTTTCGCGATTGGGTCGCGCTTCAGATCAGACGTGCACCAACGATTGCGAGCGTCCGGCCAGCTGGGCGCACCTGGGCGGTTCTGGCGGCGTCCGGTGACCTTCTGGAACAGAGTCTTCGAGGCGCGTGCCACGAAGAACGGCAGGCCGAGAGACTCGGCGTGTTCCTGGGCTTTCTCCTGTGCACCTTCCCATTCGACTTCGCCTAAGGACGCATGGACAACGATCAGCTGGCGGGCCGGGATCCGCTTCGCGAGCGTGATCAACAGCGCCATCGAGTCCTTGCCCCCGGAGTGATTTGAAACGAACAACGCGCCTTGCGCGATGAGGGAATTGATTTTTCGGTCTACTTGCTCTTTGGTCAGTGGCTTGGCCATGGTTAAAACATTACCGGATATGGCCTTTCACTGCAATGAAAATCTGCTCCGCAATTCAAATATTAATCAAATACTTTGTGCTCAAGTTCTGGTACGTTGATCTGAGGATTGTTGTCATCATCCCAACGCCTGTCGTCTAGATGACTGTCATCAGCCCCTTGTGAAATGTCATCCGTGATTAGCAATGCTAGTGTCCTATTTGTGTATATTGGTCGCCCAATATGTTTAATTCAGGACAGAATGAGTGCCGGTAAAGCGATAAAAGGGATTATTACCGTATTTGCGTGTAAATGCCCTGGGACGTTGTGGGAGGCTGCTACGCGCATTATGCTGTACCGGCAGATAGATTGTATCCTCACAAAATCAAACGCGCTGTAATCGGCTCACAGCGCGTTTGGCTACAAATGTTGGGTTGCTTACTTGTCAGCCTTGTCGGCTCGTTTGATAAGGTACATGAGAAAAATGCCGATGAAGAGGCCGACCCAAAAGAGTGGGTCGAGCATCAGCGATCCTCCTGCCAGTTGAAATAGAAGCGCGGGCTGTGCTGAAACTCGAGCGTTCCACGCTTTGTGCTCTTGCGATCCCGCACGATTACGAACGGGGCCGCAAAGGTGAGCACCTCGAATTGGCCTCTCAACTCTTCGGTGCTCCACACCTGTCCATGGCGTTCTTCCAGTTCCAGGCGGGCAGCCGCCTCCTCATTCAGCTCGTGGAATCGAGCACGTCTGTAGGTTTCAGTTTCGTCGTTCATTGCATTATCTAGCGATGCTAGCTTTCTGTTTGGCGTTGGCTTTGATCGAGGCCTCCAGGGCCGCGAGGATATCGGGTAAGACTTGCTTGGGCGTAACGACTGGGCGTTCGGCTGGCGCGAGTCCCTTGGCTTTGCGCTCGACCACATCCTTGAGGTCCTCGTAATACCGATCCTTGTATTTCTCCGGCACCCAGTCGCCGGTCATAGAGCTGACCAGCTGTTTGGCTAGATCCAGCTCGGCCTTGGTGCCCCGGACAGCGGTAATTCCAGGCAGATCCAGATCCTCGATTGAGCGCAACTTGCTCTCGAACCGCAGGCCAGCCAGGACGAGGCCGCCGCCGTAGGGCCTCAGAGCGCACAGCGTCTCTTTCCCGCGCAATACGAACTGGGCCAGCCCTACCTTGCCGGTGGCGTTCAGGGCCTTGCTCAAGAGCGCATAGCCGCGATCACCGCCCTTGTCAGGGGCGAGAAAATAGGGCCTATCAAAGTAGATCGGATCAATATCATCCAGGTCCACAAACTCCAGGACCTCGATTGATTTTGAACGCTCGGGCATCAGCTCGTCGCGCTCCTGATCGCTCAAGACGACTACGCCTGAATCGGTTTCGTAGCCCTTGACGATTTGGTCCGGCGGCACTTCCTGGCCGGTTGATTCCGCAACCCTTTGGAACCGGATTCGGCTCATGTCCTTTTCCCAGAACATGTGAGATTCGAACTCCTCGCCCTCAATGGCGGCGTAGAGCTTCACGGGGACGGTGACCAATGAAAAGGAGATTGTGCCTTTCCAAATGGCCTTGGGGGATTTAGCATTCATGTGTTTCGAACTGTTGATTGCGTTTATCTGTCGGTTGGGCCTGCTCGGAGGTGGAATTCCGGGCAGGCCCAAAGTCTTTAGATGGGCCAATAGAACTCGATCCGACCCTTTGGGCTGCGATACCAGCGCTCAGTGCACTGGTAAAAGGTAGTGGGCCGCCCTGCGAGCCACTGGTACATGTACCAGTCCTTGTGGTCTCGGGTGTAATCCCTGCCCAGGATATCGTCCCTCATTATTTCGTATTCGTATTCAGTCATTCGGTTGAGTAGGGTTTGCATTAGTTCAGCCCTCCTTCCATGATGCGTGCGCATTCGGGACCAATTCCCCGGTCGATGCTTTCGGGGACAGTGAGCGTGCGGCCACAGCGACCGCAGTGCATTTCGTGCCGCACCACCAGCTCCGGGTGCAGTGTGGTGGAATCAAAGAAGAAGCAGAGGGCCTTGACGCTAGGGCTGCTCGGCAGGGCTTTGGAAGCGCGAGTCAGAATGAACTGACCGTCGCGGATCATGCCCAGGTACGTGAATTCCCCCTCATCCGCTGAGCCGGACGTGAGGAGTTTCACAAACCACACGTCAGAGCGCATGTGCTTCTCGGCCTGCTCTTCGGCGTCCGGCTTACGAATCTTGTAGGTGAAGTGAGCGCCGGAGCGTAAGCTCTCGAGCGTGATAAGCGCGTTACCGGCTAATGCGAACGCCTTAGCGTCCTCGATAGAAGTGAATCTGTGGGTTTGTTCTAGAGTGGCTTGGTTCATGGTGACCAAGATATAACGCAAAATCGTTTCCAGTACAATGAAAATCTACACCTATTTTCAAACGCCCAATATAATTTTATTCTTACGCCAATGTTACAATTTCGTAACCGTAAGTCGTTCATTATCAACGCAATCTAAACCATAACGGAATATGCGCAACGTTTTCAAATATGAGTGAACAACCTGATCCCGCACTGCAAAAGCTTTTGGGCGATCTGGCTGCCCAGGATAAGAAGCGTAAAGGCCGCTGGCCGGACGGCCCAGTCTCTAAACGCCTCAAGGAACGCACACAATTGCCTGTAGACGCGCCAGCGCCACATACCCAGGCACTTATCGAGGTCCAAGGCATCGAGCCCACCAGGGAGGCGCTAGCGGCCTGGGACGCACGGGTCAACGGCACGCCGATAATCGATGTCGCCCATCAAATGGGTTGTTCAATCGAGCTTGCCAAGCAGCTGATAGCGGAGGTACATGCGGCTATCCATGAAGACCTACGCGCCAACTTGGACCTCAACCGTAATCTGGATCTCAACCGGATCGACCAGCTCATCGCCAGTTACCTACCGGCAGCTCGGGCTGGCGACGACAAAGCGGCGACAGTGGTACTTAAAGCCCTCCAGCACCGGGCCAAGCTCACCGGAGCTGAGCCCAGCCCAGAACCAACCAGAGCCGCTCACATCGACAGCGTGCAAGCGTGGATTGTGAACGTTTTACCTGGGATCAATCGCTTGGTTGACGACTTGCCCAAGGAGTGATTACTCTTTACCGGCATGACACGCCTCTCAAAGAAGGAAACTGAGTACACGCCCGAAGCGCACATGAAAGCCCAACAGTGCGGCAAGTGCACTCACTTCGTTAAGCCTAGCGCCTGCGAGATCGTCCGAGGCGAAATACGAGCAGAGGGCTGGTGCAACAAGTTCAAACGCAAATGACCGCAAATGAAATGGCAGAAGACCTTTACCACAAACACATCGAACCCGGCATGAAGCGCAAAGACATGGAGAAGTTAGCAATCAAGTGCTGTGAGGCCGCCGATGTGTTCTACACAGCCATGACTAACTACGCCAACGAGCGGCGAGCACAAGCGGGCTTAGCGCCAGTCCAGGAGGAAGACGCGGCATGAACCTCACCCCAGGCACCGGCAAAAGCGAAAATCTGATCAGCCGCTATCAAACCCATCAGCTGCATCAGGACCTGATCAGGCACTTCGGCTCGCTCGAGGACGGACTAATCGCCATGCTAGACCAGAAAGGCGATCCCTACACGCTGGTACGCGACTTCGCTATCATCGATGTATCGGAAAAGGACCAGCCCGGAACGATGACCGTCGTCATGCACCTCTTGAGCGACGATCTGATCCTGGGTAGACTCAAACTCACATGACTTTCAAATGCGTCCGCTGCCACACCGATGTGGCTTACGAATCAGACTATCCAACCTGCCCCAAATGCGGGTTGGTCTATTCTATGGTCGAACCAGGAATTGAAGTCATAGTTGGCGAACACACGCCTCCCTGGGCAACCCTAGACAAGCAACCAGACCATATCCGCAAAGAATTCAAACTCACATGAACCCATCTATCCCCCCAGGCAGCGGCAAAGTCTCCTGGCGCAAGGTCTACGAGCTTGATCCCAAAGAGGACCTCAGCCCTCAAGATTTTAAACATCTCATGGGCGGCGTATCCCCGCACTTCTACTGGCGGCCACCTCGGAATAATGACAAGTTGATCGACGCAGCGCTCGAAGAGTTCATCCAGCACCCAGGCTTCACTACACCTCTGAATAACTCAGGCCGCATCTCACCACTCACATGAGCCAACAACGTATCTCAGACGAGCAGTTCGCTGACCAACTCATCAACCTCATAGCAGACTACGAAGGCCTCGGTGCCCAGGAAGCTCAAAAGATCAAACGCGATATCCTCAAGATGCTCAAGGAGTTCAGACCATGATCGTCAAATGCCAGCACTGTGGCAAACCCTTCAGAGCCAAACCCAGTTGGACCAAAGGTGGCAACCAAACACGCGGATTCTACTGCACCCGTGAGTGTTACGGGGCCAGCCTGCGCTCGTTCATTCGGGCTAACAGATCCAATGGTTGCGCTGCTCCTTCTCAAGCTCCGCCAGCCTGATCGCGAGACCGGGCCGCGCCCCGGCGCAACGCGGCGATCCGCGCCTGCGCCCTGCGCACATCGAGCATCCACCACGGTTCGCCGCGCTCGCGAGCCCTGGCGACAGCCAGCAGGCCGTCGATCTGTGCGAGCCACATAAGTCGTTGGTGCTGAGGACCTTGCCACAGTCGTGGAGTCATAACATCATACAATGGGTGTAATATAAAATAGCCGCTGCCAGTAAACAAAAATAGCAGTGCTAGGTACTTGACAGCGTGCTGTCATGTCATCAGCCAGCGGGGCAGGTTCCCCACATGGGCTCCGTCCGCTGGCGGCGGGCCGGAGGGTGGCCCTCCCCGCATTACGCGGCATTTGCCGGGGGGCATTGCCCGCTGCGGTGAAGCGCCAAGCGCATTGCCCACCCTCCGAAGTGGTGGCTCTACATTTTATAAAAAGGGTGGTCATGGCCTTGGAGGTGGTAGTACTGTCTGTGCGTAGTAAGAAAAAGCAAGTCCTCTAGGAGGAGGTGGTATTACCATGTCTGTGCGTAGGACGAAGAAAGAATTAGCGAAGCAGAGGGAGCGGATGAGGAGACTGAGGGCTGGGCGGTCGAAGCGGTTGCAGCAGATGATATGGGCGAAGGAGCAGCGGGAGTATCGTGCTAGGAAGCGGGGGGTGGAGGTGGGGCTAGATATAACGCGCTTGACCGATAAAGCC